ACTGTGTCTATAATTGCTTGACGAAAGTTTTGTTGAGCCTCTTCGCTATTTGCAAGTTCTTTGCCGAGTTCACGAAAACCTAACACTTGTTTAACAAGAGGGCCTTTTCCAAAAATAACCATTTTTCTGCCAAGAGAGTCTATAGATCTCTCATATTTATTTGCTGTTTTTTCAGATTCTTTTGTTGATCTATTGGTTTCGTCTAGATCTTTTTGTAAATCTTCAACTGTTTTACCTTGAGCACCTAATGCAGTTGTCAAACTTGTGATTTGCTCTTCAAGTGCTTGAAATTGTTCTGCGTTTTCCTCTGTGTAGGGACCCATTAGTTTTTGCTTTTCCAGATATTGCATTAATGTTTCTATCTGAGCGGCTCGTGCTTTTTTCTCGGCTATAATTCTTTGGGTTCCATCTTGAACAGCATTGGCCAGATCGATCTCAATTTGTACCTGTCTTAATTTTTCATCGTTAAGAGCCTTCAAATCTTGTATCGATGCTTTATCAATATCAACTTTAGCCGAAGTCTTCTTTTGAAGACCCGCCTTTTCAAGTTCCGACTGATTAAGATCCGCTAAAGCTTTAATTAAATCGTCTTTATTATTAATTGGAAAACCCACTTATTAATCCTCGTCTTTAAAAGGCCATGTTATGCCGGTTTTATTTTCAAAATCACCAACGGCCTGATCTAATACAATACGTTGTTTATTAGTCATTGGGTGGTCTTTACCAAATTGTGCGTAAGCCTCAAGGTAATCTTTTTCAGCAAAAAGAGCGGTTGCATAAGCTTTGACATCTTTTTGTTCTCCTCGAATGATAAATTTCAATGATTGCTCTTCTTCATTAAGATTTGCAACAATATTAACATCTTTGCCGTACATATACTTAAGCAAAGCCTTACTCCACAGCCCAAATGCATTAATCCAAGCCTCGGTTAGAAGTCTAGGATTTCTTGTTAAATCAATCTTCATGACAACGGTCTCCAATACAATAATTAGTTTTATAAAAAAAATGCCCTTGCGGGCATTATTATGATTTCTTGCGTGCTTTTTCCATTTCTTTCTTTTCGTCCTCGAATTGTTTCTGCAAACGCTTAACAAACCAATTTCGAAGACCTACAGGCAAATTATAAGCTTCAATAAGAGACCATCCGCCAAAATGTTTAAGCAAAAAGAACTGTTCGTATACTGCTTCTGAGTATTTATCGGTCAGGCCAAAGAAAGTCGGCCCCAAAGGGCACCTCCATTTCCTGATCAAAGCCACAATTAGAACACTGAAAATGCTTTTGGACTTTAACATCAGGATTGACCATTTTATAAGCATTTCTTAAAAATCTTGCATCACGTAAAGGCATATTATCAACATAATGATTGATAACGTTTCTTTGAGTATTGTTTTGAACTGATACAATCATCATTTTGTACTGATCAGTCATTCCTGTCTCTTGCATCATACCTTTTTTGCGAGATTCTGCAAGGTTTGTGATTTGTTTTTCATCATTTCCGGTTAAAACTCTGATTTCAACCTCAAATTTGCTAAAAGGCATTGTTAAAAGGAAATTATTATTTTCGGCCTTTCGGATTCCTAGGGATTCATCGACTTTTGACTCATTTATATGCGGATTTGCAAGATCAAATGACTCGTGAGATTTTGTCTCACAGTTAGGACACATAACTTGGGTCTCATAATCACTTCCATAACCTGTTGCACGAGCAGCAATTAAAATTGCATTCTTATCTCCAATCAAAAGATCATTAACTTTAATATTTTTATCAACAATAATATTCTGGAGGAAGCGATCAATTGCGACACCTTTCTTAAGAAGTGTTTTCGATGTAAGAATATCTTCTTCTTTAGCTGTCATATATCTGATCTCGACTTCTTCCTTGCCATGAAGCGGATGATCGGGCGGATACAATTGTCCTTTTGATGGAATATCCACCAATTCCGTAGGAGCAACAAACTCAAGCGGATTTAGGGCCGCTGTTGGCTCCGAATCGATTGTTTGAGGTCCGATTCTATCCTCATTATTTCTTGTAGTCAAATTTCACCTCGTTATACTACAGGGTTGGGTCCAACAGTATTACTTACACCATCTTGTGTTACCGTTTGTCCACCTTGAACATTATCAACAGCGACGGGGACAAAAACAGGATTAACAGAAAGTCCATCAATTTCAGCCCAGTCATATGTTATTGTTAATTCAATTGTCACTAAATCTTCAGAAGAATAATCAAGGCTTCCAAAGTTTACAGATTTTAAAATTGCTCCTCGAAGTTTCCATTCCTCAAGAACATTGCCTTTATCATCCAACTGGTTTATTGAAATAGCATCAAAATAAGCCTCAGTTTGTGACTTCGAGATGCCATCTATATACTCGGTTATGTTTGGGTAGTTAGGGTAAATATAACCGAAATTAAAGGCTTTATTCAGGAGCAATTGCGTTTTATCTGATGTGTCGACAATAGAGATTGTGACATCGTTCCAAGTCAGGATGCCCGGATACTTAAATTTATGATTTATAAGTTGATATTCGTTTGTTGAGATCTCGTATGATGGCTTTGTAACCGACTTGGCCCAATACCAAATGGCTTCTCCATCTTCAACACCATCGTTGGCATCAAGAATGGAGAAGCGATATTGTCTTTTAGGTGCAGCGTTGTTGGTCCAAAAAGCCATTTAACCTCTATTGGGGTGATCCGTACTTTGGATTGTTTGGAATCTCTTTACCATTATTATCGGGACTATAATTGGGGCCAGAACCGGGGTTTTTCCCGACCTCAAAATAAGTTGTTTCTTGGGCGAAATCCGGATGAGTATCAGGGAATGTACAAGTAGCCCAATCATATCTAATTGTTAAGTCAACGGTTCTCAAGTCTTCATTTGAATAATCTAGATCTCCAAACTTTGCTGATTTAATAAATGGCTGATTAAGAGTCCATTTTTCAACAACCGCACCGTCTGCTTTTAAAATCTCAATAACAATAAGTTGAAGCCCAGCTGCAATAGATCTGTTTTTTGAGATAGTATGAAATTGACTATCTTCTATTGATTGAGGGACCATATAACCAGAATTAATCAAAATCTGATTCATTACACCAACGGCATCAGGAGAAATAGGATCCACTAGCGTCATCGACACCTCAGACCAAGATACTTTTCCGGGAAAGTAATATTTACCTCCTAGGTAGTGATGCTCTTGTTCGCCAACATCAAAAGATGGAGTTGTAACGGTTTTAGCCCACCAAAGAATTCCATCAATAACAGTGTTTCCATCTCCGCCATTCTCAGATAAAAATTGTACTCTAAATCTAAAGTTTCTTTTAGGTTCTACACCTGCTGAAGTCCAAAAAGCCATTATATTAATCTCCCTTTATTGTAATTAGTATAGATCATTAGAATTGAACTCCGGATCTCGTGATTACAAAGTCAACTGCGATAAACTCGATTGCTTTGGCTGGCTTCACATAGATTTTGGCATAGAGGATGTTTCTGTCCTGAAGATCTGGAGTGGTTGTGCTTGAATCAAGAATAACTTTGAACTCTGTGATTCCGCCTCGTGCTTTAATTCTATTAAGCACTCGCTCTGCTCTGCTCTTGAACTTGTTCCAAGTAACTTGGATGTTCTGGTCGAACAGGATAGTATTAGCAATTCTGCCGATTCTCTTCTTAAGATAAATCATCATACGACGAACGTTGATTCTGTCAAGAGCTGATGGAGTTTGCTGAAGCGTCTTTTGTCCGAAGATTACAAACTCTCCTTGAAGACGAGCAATTGGGTTAATATCAAGTTCGTAAAGATCATCACGATTTGCTTTGTTCATTGTCTCAACAACAGAGAGAACGCTTGGCCCAGCATTTCCGCCGAGGTTTGTAAGTCCACCACGATTGAATCCGGCAGGAGCAAACCAAGGAGCACTCAATGCTTGAGATCTTGCAAGAGCACCACAAGCAGCAACTGAAGGAGGAACAGGTGTTACAACTGTATCACCTTTCTGCTGAACTCTAACCCAAGGATGATAAGCAGCAGCGTATGATGAATCAAAGTTTCTTGAACGAACAGCAGAAATAACACTTGCTAATGAACCTTTGCCTTCTTGAGAGGGTGTGGTTTCCGCTGAAGATGAATATGCGTCTTGAAGATCAATAATAGCAAGAGAATCTTGTCTATCATTGCAGATATCGATCATTCTGTTAGTAATATCTCGATTATTAATACCGGGCATCAAAAGAAGATCCATTTCAACATTCTCTGGGTCACTGGCAATGTCTAATGCTTTGTTCAAAGAATAGAAAGTATAACTTGTAGATTCTGTACTTCCAATGACACCACTTCTGTTATTAAAAGGCTCAAGTTCTTTAATATTTAGACCATCAAAGCCACCAAATAAAGGAACAATAAAGCGCTTAATCTTTGCATCAAGGAGTGCTTGGTCGCCATTAGTCGCTGTATAAGAAGTACCAGCTAAACGAGAACCAGAAAGATAATAACCCTCAACATTTGTCGAATCATATACGACATCATCCAAAGAAAAAATGAAAGAGGTCACGGTTTCATCAGATGTTGTATGAGCATCCCAATTATAAGGCATTGCACGGATTAAATCTCTATAAGATTGATCCAACACACTGGATGCTGAAAGTTGCTGATTAATACCAAAGAAATCAGTTACTTTATAATTCGAATCTTGAACACCCTTGGAATTAACAGTTGTCAATCTCAAAGATGGAAAGTTAAAAGTAACAATTCTTTCATCTGCTCCATCTTTTGAGCCAACAAGAGCGAAACCACTTTGATCAGCATCAGCAATCTCTTCTGGAACACCGGGAAGATTACCAGAGCCAACAACCATGGCGGTCAAAAGATTTGAACTATAGTCATTTGGATCAACAGGTCGTGCATTACTTCCGGAAAGACAGAAGCTCTTGAATTTTTGCGGACCATAAAAACCGAATGGAAGAGCATATTCGTCTTGTGGTTGTTGATCGTTTTTGAGAGCATCGGCCATTTCAATTCGAATATAATCAGATTGATTATTATATTTTCCGACCATATTGAATTTTTTATCGGCGGCATCCCAAACCATGTTCATATCACCAATTCTTTTAAGAATGTAGTTATCTGACACTGGATTCATAGAAAGATTTGAGAATTGCTCTATAAGACGATTGGTTCCCCACTCATAAACGCTGAGAGTGAAGGTTGAATTCTTATTAACTTGTGTTCCAAGTTTAAGTCCTTCAATAGCACAGTAATATTGGTCTTGGAAAGCCTTGCCTTCATGGAGAGCAATAATTCTGAATAGCTTTTCAGCATTTTCTGGAGTATAGCTTGTATTGTCCTCAGAAGGATCGCGATTAATAATCCAACCAGATTTAGCAGCAATAGCACCAAATTGATGATCTGAATATTCTGTCAATGTTGGGCGAGCAGCGCCGGGAACAACACCAGTAGATCCGGAAGCAAGACCAAGGACGATACCCAATTGCTGTCCGGCAGTTCCGGTAGAAGAGCCATCTCTATTAAGCATTTCTTCAAAAGTTTCACCTAACCAGTATGTCTTGAGATCAGATGTTTCATTGATTGCAGTAGTAACTTTATGTGGAGTTGTATTGAAAACAGTTCTAATATAGTTCTTGCTTCCGGGATTGAAGTCAAATACGACATTATCAACAACAGTACCACTTGAATTTTTAATAATCGCTCTAAAAGTCGCAGCATTACCGCTGCCTAAAGAAGCAAACATTGTAGCAGAACCTGTACCCTGAGTAGTTCCGGCATTATCAGCAATTGTTCCAGAAAGCTCAATAGAACCTTCATTCACATAAAATATAGCAGCCAAAGATCCTGTTGCATTTGCTTGAGGATTTGAACTTGAAGGAGCGACAAAAAGACCAAAAGCGCCACCAGAAGCAGAATAAGCCGTATCTAAATCTTTAGCTGTATTCCATCCGGCAGTACCGATACCATGAGTTGCACTATCAGAATCTTCACCCAAAAGGCGAATAAAAGTAACTGGTGAATCGTTTGCTGCAAGCCATGCTTCGGCTGCAATAGCAGCATATGTAGGAGCAATGGTATTTCCTTGTCTCCAAACATCCATTGGGCCCGGTTGTGGACCATAAACAGGATTACCAAAAACGGTAACAAAATCGTCAAATGAATTAATTTTGATTGGCTTCATCGAGGGGCCACGGAGAGCACGTCCAATCAAAAGAGGTCCATCGTCTTGCAATTGCGCAGGAACTGTACTTTGGTCAACCTCGGTTAATTGGATGCCGGGTGAAATAAAGTCAAATTTTCTAGGCATTAATATACTCCTTATAAACTTATAATCATATTAAATAGTATCGATGAAGATCAATAGTAATTATTGTCGGTATTTCTGTTTATTTACAGTATTCCAAGGTAATTGGTCTCCAATCATTACTCTTTCTCTGCTCATTTTTACTTCAACATAGTTCTCTCTGACGACAACTTTTGGTTTTTGTCTGTTGCCGGCTTCACCCATTAAATATCCGAGAACTTTAATAGATATTTGGGTTTGAAAATAACGCTCATCTTCGCCCAAATTGGTTATATTTGAGTCCGGATTAAAATCTTGCTGAATGAATGCCTCGAAGCGATGGCCGTCGTTTGAAAAAAGAAAATGATTTACGCCTCCGGTTCTTGTAATAAGAGGCGTGACAAGTTCATTCATTTGTTGTAAATATTCAGTTCTAATTGTGATTTTATAATTGCATGTGACATAGGTCGGAACGGGCATCTCAATGGTTTCATAAACAACTTTTTTGTTATTTGATTTACCTGTCTCGTCTCCACTACTTAATTCTCTAGCTTTATCCGCGTTTGCAAAATTTCTTGTTTTTTCTTGTACTATTCTTCTAGAAACTATTGTGGCGCCACCTTTATAATCACTGTTCTCTGGTAAGTGAGCATAGTGTGTGCCTCTGAAAGACGGGTCCTTTGTCATTGATTCTCTAGTAACCGTAATCAAGGGCAGTTTAAGCTTACCAGAAGAATCTCTT